GCAACGGCTACGGCAACGGCGACGGCAAAGGCTATGGTAAAGAAAACCCATACACAACTAGGTTACTTATACCAGACGTAGACCCTGTGCTGTCTGTAGTTTATCAATCAAGGTTAATCTATGACATCGCAAGAGATTGACATAATACTGCACATGTTAGGGTATAGGTACCACTATTCGTACCTGATACGTGCAGGTGAGTGCATACATAAAGAGCGCATATTTTATGTACAGGTCTCAGGCAAAAACACAACACAAACAAAGTACAAAACGTACTTAAAACTATTAGGAGAAATAAACCATGGCAACAATCACATTAGCAGAAGCAACTAACCTAATTGCGGCAGTAGGCGCACAACATACAGTACTCGTCCAAGGCGAGATGGGGTGTGGCAAATCCAGTATGCTCACCGAACTTAAACGTCGGTATCCCGACCATCACCCTGCGTACTTCGACCTGACAACAAAGGCAGATATAGGTGACTTTATGACGCCGTGGGTAACGAACGGCAAAGTTGATTTCATCCCCAACCCTGAGTTTGGTATAGATACAGGCAAACCTATCTTGTTAATGCTTGATGAGATAGGCAAGAACAAAACAGTACTAAATGCCTGCTTACGTATCATGCAGGAACGTGTGATAGGTACACACAAACTACCTGAAGGTAGCATTGTATTCGCGACAACCAACCTTGCACAAGAAGGGTTAGGCGACAGTATGCCGCCTCATGCACGAAACAGAATCGTCACAGTACAGATCAGCAAACCTACTGCTGACGAGTGGATAGCATGGGCTATGGGTAATGACGTTGAGCCGGTCGTGTTGGCAACAGTCAATGAGTTCCCTCAGATGCTGTCATCGTACACAGAGTACGACACACCGAACGCCAATCACTATATCAATGATCCCCGCGCTCAACGTGCCGCGTTTGTCACACCTCGCTCGCTATATGCGGCAAGTAACATTATCAAGCAAACACGACACTTACCTGAAACGGTATTGTTCGCCGCATTGTGCGGCACGATAGGTGCACCAGCTGCATCCGATATGTTAGCAGTCTTACGCCTTGATGCTGAGTTACCCTCATGGAAAGAGATCATTGCCGACCCTAATACGGCCAAGGCACCGACTAACGGTGCGGCGTTAGCAATGCTTATCTATCGTGCGATAGTGCGGGTTGATGCTGACTCATTCGACAACTGGCTTATCTACCTAGGTAGACTGAGCCGTGAGGCTCAAGCACTATTTGCACGTCAGATTATGACGCCGTCATCAGGCAAGCTCAAGCTCGCCGCGACAAACCGTGAGATGGTCAAGCTCTGCAGTGAGCTTAACTATTTATTTAAATAGTAGTGTAGACACTACGTTAACAACCACTGCTGTCGTGCGGCACGACAGCACCTTAGGAGAAACCGATGAGTAATTACACACCCAAGCAACGTATCGAGCGCACCCATGTGTGGCTCATGTCACAACCCGAGACAGCGGCATTTGCTGGACTGTTGATGGTAGGTAAAGTATCTCTATCAGACGAGGTACCCACTGCGGCAACTGACGGACTTAACGTCATCTATAACCCTGACTTTGTCACCAAACTAACTGACCAAGAGCTACGAGGTCTCGTGCTGCACGAAGCCTTACATAAAGCATACCGTCAGATATGGTTATGGCGACACCTAGAGAACAAGCAGGTGCTCAACATGGCAATGGACTATGTCATCAACCTAGAGATTATCAGTATTCACCCAGATGTAGCGTTAGGCGAGGGTTGGTTGGTAGACAAACAATATCAAGGTATGGACACCTATCAGGTGTATCAGAAACTTATGCAGGAAGGCACTGGTACCGGCTCTTCGTTTGATGAGCACGATTTTGAGGGGGCGCAGGACATGGATGGTCAAGCGCTTGAGCGTGAGATTGATGCCGCCATACGTCAAGGTCAGATACTGGCAGGCAAGATCAAAGGCAACATACCGCGGTCGTTCACAGACATCACCGAGCCTAAGATTGACTGGAAGCAGGTCTTGCAGGATTTTATCTATACTGTTGTGCAGGGCAAAGACTACGCCACATGGCGCAAACCAAACAGACGCTACCTAGCGCAAGGTCTATATATGCCGTCCACTATTGCCGAGTCGGTCGGTGAGCTGGTCATTGGTATAGATACATCAGGCAGTATTGACGACGCTACGTTATCACGGTTCCTTAGTGAGCTGGTGGGTATCGTCAAGACAACACCACCTGAGCGTGTCCATTTGTTGTGGTGGGACACTATCGTGCAGAAGCACGACATCTTTATGCCTGATGAGTACGACAACATGATAGCTAAACTAAAACCTGCGGGTGGTGGCAGCACAAGTGTTACATGCGTAACGGAATACATCAAACAGCAGCAACTTAATCCTGTTGCAGTCATCAACTTCACTGATGGTGAGCTATATGATGGTTTTGGTCAATGGTCATGTCCTGTGTTGTGGGCGATAGTTGACAACAAGAGCTGTGTTCCACCGGTAGGTGTGTCGGTGCATATATGAGATCTATAGAGGAGATTGAAGCGATATTAACGGTGATGGGCGTAGTGATGTTCTACGTCCAGAGTACGACATCTGGGTTGTGGTGGGCGCAGGTAGATGAGCATAAAACCTCATGGATGGATATATACACAGGCACAACACCGCTATACACCCTAAAAGAGGGGGGAACTAATAGTTACTACGGCGTATACAAAACCAAACAAGAAGCCTGTAATAAGGCATTAGATAAATTCATAGGAAAAACCAAATGATAAGACACTCCAACAAAGCAAGAGATTTATACAATGCTATCACGCCAATTCGTGGTTCACAGGACGTCAGACCGTTAAAGAGGCGTGAGCATACCCGACGGATAGTTAAACTCAACGACGATGCCTATGCCTATGCCTACGTGCTGTATTCCACACGAGTTGTGACGTGCCTATCTGATGGAACGATTGAGTTACATTTAGGTAGGTGGAACACCCCCACAACACGGGAATTTATTAGCAAATACACACCGCTCAGGGCATATACGTGCAACGGTATAGTGCATGTATGTAACGTATATATGGACGGTGAACACTACCCGTCACTACCTATTGATCCAGACCAAACCACATTCTTCCGTGTAGATGACACATGCAAGATACACCTAGTAGGTAAAGTTGTAGCGTACAAAATGCAGGTTAACCGTGAGCGTAGTAAGAAAGTACGTGAACTCATCAAACCATTCTTAGATTACTGTGACAGCATGTTGACTATTATGGACTGGGCTGTAAGTTATGACGAGATGAAAAAGAACACCGCATGGCAGATAGACTACGACCAAATGGAGGAAGATAACTATTATCAATATATGCTGTGTGTGGTTATGTGGTGTGGAGAGTTTATATCTGTTGGGTCTAAGCACACAACCAAAGAGACACTAAACACAGCTGTACGTAACGATGCATACAAACGCCTCAATGTATATGACATGGTCGAGTGCGACCTCAATAAATCAACTAACGTAAAAATAGAATACATCAAGTAAGGAGAAACCTATGAACAACATATCACTATCATCATCTGCATTATTAGTAACCTTGTCATTGTCAGCCTACAGTGGCAACAAGCTCGACCGGTCTGTATCTGACGAGATCGACCACAACAAGAATACTCAGACCCGTGCAGGTAAATACACCAAGTCATTGTTTGCTGATGAGCAGACGCTCAAAGCTATCGGGCAGCACGACAGTGCAACACGACAAATGCACAAACAATACACATTACCGTGGAGCTTTGACGGTGTTGCACTACTGCCTATGGGTAATTACATGACCTACCTAAATATGATGGGTCAGCGAGAGAAGGAACGCGAGGCCCTAGTATCTGCCTTCCTCACCAACTACAGCACTATCATCGGTGCGCAGGCGTTCAAGCTGGGTGATTTATTTGATAAGGATGATTACCCGAGTGAGGCTGAAGTAGCCACACGCTTCAAATTCAACCTCCAGTTCAGTCCATTACCAGAGAGTGGCGACTTCCGTGTTGATATAGGTAACGAAGGACTAAACGAGCTACGCTCTAAGTACGACACACAACTGCAGTCTGCTGTAAGGGTAGCCATGTCAGATCTGTCTGAACGGTTCAAAACCATCTTAACCCGTATGGTCACACAGCTACGTGAGGTGCCTGAAGGGGAGAAACGACCACGTATCTACGAGTCGTTATTAGGTAATGCACGTGATTTAATCGAACTTATGCCGGCTATGAATATAGCTAACGACACACAGCTGGAGTATGCGAGGCAGCAACTACTCGATGTCATCGACGGCGTGGAAACCGAAGACCTAAAAGATGACGACCTTATGCGTCGTAGGGTTCGTGAGGTGGCAAATGACATCTTAGACAAATGGGATTTCTAATGGATGATAAACAGATACAAGATCGCTTTATAGACTACATACATAGTATGTATGCCCACATCAAACATGCTTATGGTAACCCACCAATAATCGTGAACTTCAGTAGTCAACTACGTGACGCCGTCCATGACGGCGTTCCACCTAAAGATATAGGTGATGAGTGGTTTCACATCGCGTTGGGTGTGTTTATCCGGTGCTGTAGTTGGGATACAAACGACGTAACTAAACGTCTACACCCATCACCCGAACAGATGGAGCAGTACGTATTAGATAACTGGAGTGAACGTATATGACATACACAGAAGAAGAGCTCGAAGCATTAGCCGATGCTGCAGGTGTGCGATGGAGAATGAATACACATGGGGGTTATGTACCACCAACAAATAGGTGGCTTGTAGGGTTAAACGATTGTGCTGGATATTCGTATGGAGGAACAAGACAAGAAGCTATGAACCACTATTGGAACCGGTATATCAACAGTGATGCAGTTTAACCCTTTATGGTGACACCCGAATAAAACCATGCTACCCTTGAGTCAGCGTCAATTTGATTGACTGTACTAGGAGGTATAGATGGAGATTAGATATGAACAAACTACCTTTAATACTATTATTAGTATGCGGTTCAGTATCAGCTAATGAAGTTGAGTGTCTCGCTAAAACAATCTATGCAGAGTCGAGAGGTGAGCAGATGATTGGGCAGATAGCTGTAGGGTACACCGTAATAAACCGAAAGAAGCAGACAGGTAAAACTGTCTGCCACACAGTAAGCGCTGGGTATACTCAGCGCTGGATACCCGCTAATGATAGAGAAGAATTCGTTAAGATTAGTAAGCTGATCTTAACTGGGAAAATAGCCTCACCAATTGGTGATAGAGATAGCTTCGATGCGTATAGTCGACGCCCGCTGTGGGCTAGGCATATAAAAAAGGCTGTGCGCATTGGTAACCATACATTTTATAGGAGCGACTATGGCAACAAGAAACATGACAATGATTAAAGAACTTAATACAGACGACGCGTCGTATCAAATATACGACCGTAATGGGAGGGTGTTCATCAGCGAACTACAAGGTAAGGTATTACGTCGATTAAAAGTTCCTAAACACGTAGCATCTTTATTGATAGCTTACCCATCGCCGAGTACAATCGTTGACCGATGTAAACTACTACTCGACGAGGCGCAGAAACAAGGCTCGTCTGATTTCTATTTGGTGAAAACGACATGACGAAACAAGAAGCAATTGAACTTAGGTCCGACTACTTAAAGAATCAGGGTGTGTGTCCAGATGATGCACACCTCTTAGCTGAAATACAGATAACACATGAAGGTACATACGATGACAATGCAACAAGAGATGATACAGAGTCTGAGAAAATTAGCAGGGAGACTACATGATAAAGGCGCCAACGCTGATGCAGTATTAGTCTTACGTACGATGGATGAGTTGGAGAGACTAAGTAAACTGTATTACCCACCGGAGTCATATTTACCTAAGCGGGGTGGGTAATGGCTAAAACACCTGAAGGGTTAGTAAAGAAACAGATTATGCAGGTACTTGCCGAACACAACGCATACTATGTAACACCCATGAGCTTTGGTTTCGGTAACAGCGGGGTCCCTGACGTTATCGCTGTCGTTAAAGGGCGGTTCATTGGTATAGAGGCGAAGGCTGGTAAGAACAAACCGACTGCATTGCAGTTGAAAAACCTTAAAGCTATACAAGAGTCAGGTGGTATAGCACTTGTCATTAATGAACATAATATAGATGAGCTTAGAACAGCATTGGAGGGGTTATGAAGGTTACATTAGATCAATACACAGACCCATCTAACTTGGGTCGTATGGCAGGAATATGTTACGGGAGAGAAGGAAATGATGATACTCGATTGGCTCATATTATTGGTGTCGGACATCTTAGTGTTTTACGGTTTGGTCATGTCGTATTTAAGGTTGAAGGAATTAGTAGAGTATGCCTCGCTCAACTTACTCGTAGTAAGCATCTTGATTATCTTGTACGATCTAGTCGCTATTGCGATGAATCTGATTCGGAATTCATAAGACCACCGGGGTTTGATAAGTTAAATGGTGATGTGAAAGACTCTATTATTTTGTTTGAACAAGAAGCCAGAGAGTTGTACAACGAATTGCGTGGTTCCGGAATGTCTAAACAAGATGCACGGTTCTGGCTACCACAAGCCCAAGCCACCGAGTTGTATGTGGCCGGCAACTACCAAGCATGGAAAGACTTCATCGCGCTTCGCAACACTAAACACGCACAGAAAGAAGTGCGTGATGTAGCCGCAGAGATTGAAAGACAACTACAAGAGATTGCACCGGTGATCTATGGAGAAAAAATACAAGACACCGTGTAAATGGTGCGGTAAAATTATCGAAACGAACTTTCCTACTAAGCTGTATCACGATGAATGTAGGCGAAGGTATACGGCCTACCGTGTTAACGGTTTGAAAGAAGAGAAAGCTCACATAGAACGATTGACTATGTTGTTACCACCCGATTAGCAGTGATTGGGGTTATAAAAGCTGCGAGTACGGAGTCATCCAAGTTTACATAGTGCTCTTGCTCCGGGGGTTTTCGTACCCCTTGATGACGGTCGTACTTACGAGTTAATTTGTCACAGAATTAATTGCTGGATAACGTAACCAGCACCATTAAGGATTGGTATTGGATAGGGATTAACGGCTTTGCGCCAGCCTAACACCTACGGCGACAGTACCAATCACTTGATGGTGAACGATGTGGCTCGACTACTGGGATTCTATTTAGTAACCATCAGATTGTTAGCACTCTTGAGCAGTAAAAACAACGTCACGCAGTCCTCATCCTGCGAGTTAAAAGGTGAGCAGTAAAGACCCTATGGGCAAAAGTTGGCGTTTGATTATGTTGGTTTAGCAATTCCGAGCATAATCACATCCGCGCTGGCGATGTTAAAGGCCAGCACTATGAAGGAATACCACTGCCTGTAACACATAGGTGCTGCCGCATAGGCAGCTTAGAAATGTAACAGAAGGACAGGTCGGAGTGCGGAAACGTGGTCGTAGTGGTATTCACTTGATAGTTTCTAAACAACGTCACTTTGAGTGACTGGAGAGTATGATGAGTAAGAATGTATTGAATGGTCTACTCGTGCTGTTCTGGGCTATAGCTATGCTTGGAATTTACATGGTAGATGAGTGGATAGATAACTTACCTAAGATGGAGAGCAAGCATGAACCCAAAAAACATATGCCCTAAATGCAAGGTCGGGATGGGGTTGTTCTACTCATTACGAATGAAGTGGTGCATTGATTGTGGCACTAAGTACCCGTGGGAGCTGGACGAAGGACAGCAACCGTTAATTAAACATCAGAGGTAGGAGAATAAAATGCTAAACCATAAAGAAATAATGGAAGCATTATTAGCTGGAGAAACTTTACGAAGCCAGCAGTTGACATACAGCTCCGAGATACATTTAACAAAAGAAGGTAAGTTGTCATCCGGCTCTTTTGAAATGATTAACAGGATTCCACCGGAGCAATGGGTTATTAAACCAAAAGAACCAGAATGGTGGGAAAACATACCGGAGCGTGGGGTTTTGGTTAAAGATGTTTTCGATAATATTGTCCGAATAACGACAACAAATAATCCACGAAGATGGATACCACTAACTAACGAAGAGATCGAGGCTTTTAAACGATGAAACATGAAACAGCAGAAGAACTCCATCTAAAAGCCAGTAATTATGCGAGCAGGGTTTGTAATGAATCCGAAGAGCATCGTGCAATGATTGGAGAACAATCATTTAGCCGCGAGCAACATGCCAATATGTGGCTGTATCACTACGAAGGTTTTAAAGCAGGATATGAAGCGAGGGTTAACGATGACTAACGATGACAAACTGTACAAATGCAAGGCTATTATTGAAAAACTCATTATTTTTGCCCCGTCAGATGCACCTATTAAGAAGGAGGCAAAAAACTTAATGGATAAGATTAACCCTAAAGCATACTACGATACCGATAAACCTTGGTATGAGAAGCCGATCCCCGATCATGGCGTACTGTGCTGGATAGGATCTGATATTGAGGACTTAATGGGTAAGTATCGTATGACAAGAATAACACGAGTCACCACTTGCAGGGATAGCCCGTCTGGGTTTCTATTTGAGATAAGCAAAGGAGTAGGGAATGCTTACGCACACCCGCTAACCAACGAAGAGATCGAGGCTTTTAAACGATGAATAGTGTATGGGTAATAGCGATCTATAAAGAACGTAGTTGTGGGTGGAACCAAACCGAAAAAACTATTGAGCTTAACCAAGAAGGGCTGTGGCGTGAAGGTCAGTTATCCCCAGCGTTTCAGTGTGAAGACGATGCAAGGGCTTACATTACTAAGCTACCAGAATCAAGTAGGCTTATTCACGATTTACGCCCAGTAAAATTAGCGTTTTGGGGGGCTGACATAGGGTATTTAGCTGAACCATACCAAGAGTCACAAAATGAACCAGAACCTTCAGGGGTAAAGTATCGAGATCAATTAGTAGAGGAGCTACTCCCAAAGTTAAATGCACTGTTTGGTATAGAGGATAAACGATGACTGACCGTATCACCTACGCGGAAGCCGCTGAGCTACTCAAGCTTCCTTATACAACCCTTCGTGCATTTAGAAAGCGTATCGGAGCGCCAGAACCTGTCGTTGTTACATCAGGCACACAGCCAGCGTTGTTCAGTAAACGTGAGTATGAGGAGTTCATGCTAGATCATAACGTAGCGGCATTGGTAGCGGCAGAGCGGTACTTCGATAAGCATGGTGTATATCCGAACCAAGGTGATGCTAAACCAACCTTCAATAAGATGGCATCAACGTTTCTGAAAGGTGCATATCTACCGCAGGAGGCACAGGCTAAGCGCGAAGCGATGCTGGCACTAGCTAAGCGTAACAAACCGAAGACAACACGGATGACGATTGAGTCTGAGTGGTCGATGAAACCCTGCGAAGACGGTCGTAGTAAAGGACGCGTTAGACTTGCTGTGATTGGCGCTAACGGATTACCAACTGGGGTGCATAAAACACCACATAACACCTACAGGGTGAAGATTAAGTTCAACAGGGTTGAGTACAACTTAGGATCATTTGACACATTAAGTAAAGCGATTGATGCACGAGTTGCCGCAGAAGAGGACCTACGGGTTAATGGTAAAATAAGGAATGTTGTCTCTGCTACTAAAAAAGGTTTACCGAAAGGTGTTCAACTTAGACCTAACGGTACATATGTAGCACGTATGAAGTGTAAAAGTATTGACTACAACTTAGGTACGTTTAAGACATTAGAGGAAGCCGTTGCAGTAAGACGCGAGGCTGAGAAACAAATTAAAGAAACGGGGAGAATACGATGACTGAAGAACTAAGCGAAGAATATAGAACAGGGTATCTGAAGGGTTATGAGCAAGCAGAGCGGGACAATGATGCGTTAATAAAGAAGCTGGTTAAAGACATTAGTGATTTAAGTGCTGCACGATTAGACTTAATAAACGATTACGATTTGGTAGGAAACCATCAACAGGAAATGCTTAAATTATACAGCGAGAATAACACTGCCAGAGATGCATAGATATGGAGAATAAGAAATGAAAGGCCAAACACACGGTGGCAAGGGTAGCACCCCACGCCCAACAAACAAGAGACGATTCGATGAAAATTACGAAGCTATATTTAACAATAAAGCCCCCGAAGAAAGGGTCGAATTGGATGAAGGGTTTCATATTACCGAAAGCGATGGACGACAACGAGAAAGCAAACTTCGAGAGCATGTTGAAGGTGCGGGAATACGAGGACAGGCAGACCAAGAGCAAGCGGTAAAATTTAACTTCTGTCCACGGTGCGGAAAACGATTATCAGGTAACCCTGATTGGGTACATACCTGCACACCACCGGAAGATTATGAGCGTAAATTTAGCACGGTTACAGTACCAGAAAATAAGCTGACAGAATTGCAAATAAAGGCTTCACAGCGGGATGAATTGCTTCAAGCATTAATCAACGCTCTACCCAATCTTCATACAGGTGATGAGCTTCCCATGAGCTACTACGCCGACAAAAAAGGCGTTTTAGGTGATGCACTTCGGGCAATTGCTAAAGCTAAGGGAGAAAACGAATGATTAGAAAAGAATACAGGATAACCAACAGCACCTTATCTATAGTGCTATCAGATTCGCGATTGAACCGCAGAAAATTTGTAGCGATGGTGAGTAACAGGGAATCGCATCTAAACTGGAAAAGACGAGTGCAAGCTAACAATAAACACACAATGGGAACAGAGGTTTGGTGATGCAAAGATACACAATAAAACAAATTTGGCGCAGTATGAAAGAAGCGGAGCAAGGTGAGTTTGTTCGGTATGAAGATGTTGAACAGGAGAACGAAACAAATAAACGAATGTTTAGGAGCCTGTGGAACGACTGGATAATCATCCAACAAGAATATAATCAAGCATGTGAATTAGTCGAACATTTAGAAGCAAGAGTTCGTGTGATGTTTTGCATCATCATGGCAATGATGGGCTTGGCTGTTGGTAAGTTAATTGGGTGGAGTTTTGGGTTATGAGTGCATTAGATGTACAAACAGGCGGGAGTCACTATAAAGATTTAAAGATTCAACCGGTGGAGTATATCCACACTAATGGTTTAGGTTTCTGTGAGGGTAGTGTAATCAAATATATCACTCGATGGAGAGCGAAGAACGGTATAGAAGATTTAAAGAAAGCGAGGCATTTTATCGACCTTTTGATTGAGCTTGAATCTAATAAATCTGTATAGCCTCCCTAAACAATTACGTGACTACGAGAAACCTATGGAACTTTTTACATTAGACTTTGAGTCTTATTATTCCCGCACATTCAGCTTATCTAAACTTACCTACGACGAATATATCAATGATGACCAGTTTGAAGTTATCGGTGTAGGGGTAAAGAGAAACAGCGAACCAACACAATGGTTCAGCGGTACAAAACAAGAGACGCACGACTGGTTGGTCCAGTTTGATTTAGATAACAATGCAGTCATTATGCACAACGCGATGTTCGATGCGAGTATCTTAGCGTTTCACTTTGGTATCTACCCTAAAGTTATATTAGACACCTTAGCAATGGCTAGAGCACTACATAGTGCGACAGTAGGTAATAGTCTTAAACGTCTGGCTGAATATTATGGTGTAGGCGAGAAGGGTACAGAGGTGCATAACTTCATTGACTACCGTAGAGATACGTTTACACCACAAGAGTTGGCGGCCTATGGGGAATACTGCAAGCAAGACGTAAACCTCACTAAACAGATATTTGATCTGATGCGGTCTAAGTTCAATCAGACTGAGTTAAAGCTGATTGATATGACCATCCGTATGTACACCGAACCTAAGTTTATGTACAACAGAGAGTTCTTGGTGCAGCATTTAAAAGGTGTAAAGGATAGACAACAGAAGATCCTAGACGATCTAAACCTGACAGCAAGTGACTTACGATCTAACCCAAAGTTTGCAGAACTGTTACGCACCTATGGTGTAGAACCTCCAATGAAAACTTCACCGACTACAGGTAAAGATACTTATGCTTTAGCTAAAACAGATGAAGGTATGAAGGCTTTACTTGAGCACGAGAACCCTGATGTTCAAGCACTTGCAGCTGCAAGGTTGGGTGTAAAAAGTTCACTAGAAGAAACGCGCACACAACGTCTAATAGATACAGGTGACCGCAATAATGGGTACTTACCTATTGGACTTAATTATTATGGTGCTCGCACAGGGCGGTGGTCGGCTACACAGGGGTTGCAGTTTCAAAACCTACCTAACAAATCAGACTTAAAGCAGGGTGTGGTAGCGCCACCCGGGTATGTCATTATCGGGGCTGACTTATCTAACATCGAGTTACGGGTTGGGTTATGGTTTGCGGGTCAGATGGATAAACTGCAACTACTTCAGGAAGGTAAAGACCTGTACAAAGACTTTGCCAGTTCTGTGTTTAACGTACCCTATGATGACGTCGATAAAGATCAAAGGTTTATTGGTAAAACAAGTTCATTGTCACTTATTTACGGTGTCGGTGCAGAGAAACTACGCAATGCAATCAAACAAGGTTCAGGTAAAGATATAGGTGAAATTGAAGCTAAACGTATCGTAGCTATGTATCGTGAAGACTACAGCGACGTGGCTGGTATGTGGCGTACCGGTGGTGAGGTTATCTCTGCTGTTGCAAACAATTACGGTATGGACTTCGGGTACAACAATCTTTGTGCTGTAGAAGGGGGCACTGGCATCCGCTTACCGTCAGGTTTGCATTTAACGTATCCAAATTTACGTCAGCAGTACAACGACAAACAGAAGCTTGAGTGGGTGTACGACAAGTCGTCAAAAGAAATAGACCGCGTCTATGGCGCCAAGGTGTTTCAAGGAACTGTGCAAGCATTAGCTCGCTGTGTAATTGGTGAATCTATGGTACGTATCAACAAAAAATACCCTCTAGCATTAACTCTGCATGACGCTAACTACCTAACTGTACGGGAGCAATATGCTGATGAAGCGTTGAAGTTTGTAGAAGATGAGATGGTGCGAGCACCGTCATGGTTGCCCGGCATTGTGTTAGGTGTTGAAGGTCATATTGGACGTAACTTAAAAGAGGTTTAAGATGGAAAACAAAAAAACAATACACGTTCCACACATACTTAATATACCAAACAAGTTAATATCAGTAAGCCTTATGGGTTTTTCTGTGTCAGGTGAGTGTGTTGATGCTGCCATACCTTTGGTGCAACTAGCCGCGGGGCGAATATATTTCCAGAAATTGGTGATCTCTATTTTAGTTGCAGGGTTGCTGGTAACTAACGGCTTATGGGCTGCTTACCATTATGGTATACTTGGCTGACGTGCATAGTTGTACTGAATCGAGGCGATAATGGAACCAAAATATACTATCCAACCGTGGAGCTATAGCTCACTGAGTACCTTTAAACAATGCCCACATAGATACATGCGGGAGAAAGTGGTCAGGGATATTCCTAGAGAACCTGATACTGACGCTATTATTTACGGTACAGAGCTGCATAAAGCGGCTGAAGAGTATATCGGGGAAGACAAACCATTGCCGCCTCAGTTCTCTTACATAAAGTCATACTTAGACAAACTCAAAGCTATACAGGGTGAGAAGTTTGTTGAACGTAAGATGGGTATTACCCGAAAGAACGGTGTGCTAGAGCCATGCGATTTCTTTGACAAAGAAGCGTGGTTTAGAGGTGTAGCCGACCTACTAATCGTAGACCATGAGAAGCAAGTAGCCTATGTAGTGGACTACAAAACAGGTAAGTCGTCCAAATATGCAGATCCACTACAGCTACAACTTATGGCGGCCTGTGTATTCCTACTATTCCCAGAGATACAGCGGGTTAAAGGTATGCTGTTATTTGTAGTATGTAGGGATATAATAAAAACTTCATACCCTAATGCGGAAAAGTTTAAAGTGTTTGAGCAACTCGATGAGGTGCTACACCGTAGAACAGTTGCGTATGAGACAGGGGTTTTTAACAAAACACAGAACGGTTTATGTAGAGGGTGGTGCCCTGTCGTAGACTGCGAGTTCAATGGGAGACGATAATGCCATATGCAGATCCGAAAGATAGGGATTACAAACACGAGCATCGTTTAGAGATGCAAAAACCGAAAGCCCGTAAGTTACGTGCGGAGCGTCAAAAAGCACGTAGAGCAATGGATAAAGCGGGTGTAGATAGAAAGGGCAAAGACATTGACCATATCAAGCCGTTATCTAAAGGTGGTTTGAATACCAAAAGTAACTTGCGGTTAGTATCACCTGAAACAAACAGAGCGTTTTCTCAAACTAAAGGGAAAACTGTTAAGAACAAAAATCCCGGCAGTAGAAAGGTAAATAAATAATGCAGCTTCCAACAGCAGCAATACGACAATACGCAAGAGATGCTGGATTAAGTGACGCCTTTTTAGTCCAGCATCAAGATCTTCTGGAAGCGTTCGCGTTACGTGTCGCTTCTGGTCAACGTAAGAAAGATCAACAAAGAGTCAGAGCTTGGTACTTTGACAGCAACCCAACTAAATGCCAACTATTCGAGATTTTGGAGGAGTAATGGTTACAGATATATTTATGTCTTTAGTGACTATGGTTGTCGTGGGTGTGATTATGTTTTATACCTATGAATGGTTTAACGATGACGACGATTTAATTTAGCTAGACCTTTTTCTTGCGTTTAACGCAATGGACTTATATGAGAATAATAGACAATAAAGCTATAGAGCTGCGTACAAAATACCCTGAACGTATTACGTCCATCATACCCAAAAGTAAATTGCTACGTTGGGATGGTGGTGTTGCGACAGTAATAATCCATTGGGGGTTAGACGAAGTACGGGTACTACATAATTTAGGTTTCACTAAAATACCTTCGCCTATACTGAAAGACTACACATGGGCAGGCATATACACACCGTTTGACCACCAAAAGACAACGGCCAGCTTCCTGTCTGTAAACAGACGCGCCTATGTGTTATCAGAAATGGGTACAGGCAAGACCTCATCGTCTGCATGGGCTTTAGACTATCTGATGAATAAGAACCTAGTAAAACGTGTGTTAATCATCTGCCCACTATCTATCATGCAGTCAGCTTGGCAAAATGATTTGTTCAAGACTGTTATGCACCGTAGGGTAGGTATAGCGCACGGCACAGCGGTACAACGTAAGAAAGTTATCCTGTCTGACGCTGATATAGTGATTATCAACTTTGACGGTGTCGAGATCGCGCTTAACGACCTACTTAGGGGTAAGTTCGACATGGTGATTATTGACGAAGCATCCGCTATAAAACGCCAAAACACTAACCGATGGAAAGCGATAAACCAGCTACTGACACCTGACTCATGGTTGTGGTTGATGACAGGTACACCTGCAGCCCAGTCACCTGTAGATGCATATGGGTTAGTTAGAATGATGCACCCGCACAAGGTAGACCGAACAGAGTACATGTTTAAAGATCGAGTCATGCAGAAAGTATCTACGTTTACATGGAGACCTCGCCCTGAAGCAAACGCTTATATCCACCAACTAATGCAACCGGCCATACGGTTTACTAAGGAGGAGTGTCTGGATCTACCAGAACTCATGTACCAAACGCGTGATGTACCTCTGACCAAACAACAACAAAAATACTACGACACACTTAAGCGTGAGATGTTGTTTGAGGTAGCAGGTAACGAGATCACATCGGTCAATGCCGCTGTTAACATGAACAAGCTTTTGCAGATCTCTGCCGGCGGTTGTTATACAGATAATGGAGAGGTTATAGACTTTGACTGTAAGACACGATACAACGAGCTGGTCAATGTGATTGAGGATAGTTCACATAGCGTCCTTGTGTTCTGCGCGTTTAGGCATTCGATTGCTATGCTACAGGAAAAACTCGTAGCGTCAGACTATGACGTCGATGTGATTCATGGCGGTGTTACACTAAAAAACCGTACAGAGATATTCGACAAGTTTCAAACATCAGGTAAAAAACAGGTGCTGGTTATCCAGCCTCAATCTGCATCTCACGGTGTAACGCTACATGCGGCTAACACCGTTGTGTGGTGGTCACCCACTACAAGCTATGAAACATATGCACAGGCTAACGCCCGTGTGCATCGAGCAGGGCAGAAAAACCCATGCACCGTGGTGCATTTGCAGGGTAGTCCTGTAGAAAAACATTTGTATACTGCATTACAAACACGGGAGAGTAATCAAATAAACCTATTAGGTATGTATAAATCGCTATTGAGTAGTTGACATTAGTACATTTTATTATAATATATGACCCACCTACCGGGGTTGCGGTAGTGAACTGGAGACTTTTATGAGTGAAGCAACTGAATTAAACGTAGCAAAATTAACACGCATCTATATTAAAATGCGTGAGAAGCGAGCACAGCTCGCCAAACAATATGAAACAGAAGATGCAGCTATTAAGGAACAACAAGACGCAGTTTCTAAACTGTTGTTAGAGGTATGTAAACGTGATGATGCAAACAGTATCAAGACAGATTCTGGTACTGTTATACGTTCAGTTAAAACACGTTACTGGACAAGCGATTGGCACTCAATGTACGACTTCATCAAACAGCATGAAGCCTATGACCTGTTAGAGCAACGCCTGCACCAAACGCACATAAAGCAGTTTCTTGCAGAACACCCCGAGCTATTACCGCCCGGACTTAACCAAGACAGTGAATATACAATTAGTGTGAGGAAAGCAAAATGAACGACACCCCCGTCATCTATACGGTGAAAGATATACAGAACATGTTAAGAGTATCGCGCCAGACTGCATATGACCTATGCAATTCTGGCAAAATAAAAACCCTTCGGGTAGGGACGAGCATTCGTGTAACCCGTGAAGCATTTGAAGAGTATTTAAATCAATCTGGAGATCAAAATGGCTAATGAAGTAGCATTGTTTAATAGCAACACCGAAGTTGACTTGTCTTATTTGAAAGGTATTGACGATCCACTAACAAAACAACTTGCCGGTAGTTCAGGTGGTAAACGTATTTCAATCCGTGGCGGTGTATTCCGTATGATGGTGTCAGGCCAAGAGGTGGCTAAATCCCCAGACCGTCATTTGAATATCGTTGTTGTTGATGCATCACCTAGCGTTTCTCGTACCTACTACAAAGGTACATATCAAGAAGGCGTAACCGTACCACCTGCCTGCTGGTCAGATGATGGTGTAAAACCTGATACTACTGTACCAGCACCGATGGGTAAAACCTGTAACGACTGTCCGATGAACGTCAAAGGTTCAGGACAGGGTGAGAGTAAAGCTTGTCGCTATTCACAACGTTTGGCAGTTGCCTTGGCTAACAATTTGGACGGTGATGTATACAACCTAACCGTTGCTGCAACATCTATCTTTGGTAAAGGTGATGACTCTCATATGCCGTTACAGCAATACACTAAAAAGCTGGCTGGTCATGGGTTACCTATCCGTGCTGTTGTAACTAAAGCGCAATTTGACTTGGACAGCGCAACACCAAAACTGGTATTCTCTGCGGAGCGTCCATTGAGCCAAGCTGAGTATCAAATGGTTATCAGTCAAAGCGAAACGGAAGATTCACGCTATGCCATTGCTGCCCCTAACTATACGCAGGTCATATCGAAAGCAAATACACCTGTGGTTGAAGCACCTAAACCAGCTACACCTGCACCTGCTCCTGTAGCGGAAGAAGTAGCGGAACCTACGGTACGTGAAAAACCTGCAGCTGCTAAACCTGCTGAAGCTAAGCAAGACATAGATCAACTATTAGCTGACTGGGACGACGATTAAGTCTTCCTTGTGTGGGGCGGCAACGCCCCACCTTTTTAACCTACGGACATTTTATGACTGGATACTCTAAAGCCGAGTTCTTACGGGCAGTATTACCATCGGAACAAAACGGGCAATACTACTGTTCTGTATTTATAGGTAAGAACGATAGGGATAGTATTATAGAACGCACTATACAGAGATTCCACCGTACAGTAGATGAGTTAATTGATGCAACAAACAACCCACCTGATGGTATATGGAATACGTTTTACTTAGTCGCAGCATCAAGAACCGAAAGCCGTAAACGTGAGTCTATAGTTCAACATAAAGCCTTCTTTGTTGATGTAGATTTAAAAGACTATAAAGATAAGAAAATAGCTTTTGGCGCATTACAGAACTTTTACACAAATTTAGAACTGCCAGCACCTACGATTGTGGATTCTGGTAATGGTATCCATGCATATTGGGTATTAACTGAGGCTATACCTACCTTTGAATGGCGTAGAGTAGCCGAACACCTCAAGCAGTTGTGTGTAGACAGCAAATTCTATGCTGACCCTACCTGTACAGCTGACACCTCACGTATCTTGCGCGTTCCAGATACATACAACATGAAAGACCCAGACAGTCCGAAACGCTGCGTATGTGGGCACATCGGTACACCGATAGAGTTTGATCTGTTTAAAGCCTTAATAGGTTATGTTGAGCGCGACTCTTTCGATGAGTTAGAGCACATGCTTCAACCCGTTATGGATACCGCCACGCAGAATATCTTAGCTGGTGCATCACAACACAAACTCTTCCAACAAGGTGTAATGCACAGTGTGCAAGGTGTAGGGTGTGAGTACATTAAGTTGGCCTATCAACGTCAGGAAGCTATGACAGAACCTCAATGGCGGTCAGCATTAAGTATCGCTCAGTTCTGTAACGACCGAGATAAGGGTATCCATGCTATATCTAAAAAACATCCGGGGTACTCAAAAGCTGACACCGAGAAGAAAGCTGCAGGTATTGAAGCACCTCATACGTGTGACACATTCAGAGCAGTATTTGCTGTCATGGATAACACAATACCTACACCACCAGATGGTAAGTCGTACTGCGATTTATGTGTACACCGTAAAACGCTTAAATCACCTATAGCTTTGTGCATTACTCATAAAGAAGCCTCTGCTGAAGACAGCGTTATTGATGCAGTCGATGAGTCTACCGGTACAAGCATTACAGTCAGTATCCCTGTGGAAACCTATCCATCACCCTACAGCCGACGCGAAGGTGGTGGGGTGTATAAACGTGCTCGCTTAGATGTGATGGAGAACGGTGATGTACCTTCAGTACAAGAGCTACAAGGCAAACTTGTCTATGAGTATGACCTGTGGGTAGACAGCATTCAGGTTGATCCTTTAGCGGGTGAAGTTATCGTGTTG